GGCGTTTTCGACGTAGAGCCAAACCGAGCAACGTCATCGGCTGACCCGAGATCGTTCGCGCAGATCGCCCTAGATAATATCGAGGCGTATCTAAAAGACCCGACCAACATCGCTGCTGCGTCATACTCCATCGCAGGTCGTTCACTTTCCCGTTGGAACCGTAACGATCTGTTTGTAGAGCGTGAGCGGCTGAAGGGCGAGGTCGTGCGCGAACGCAGAGCAGAGGCTATCGCAAAGGGTCTCGGCACTAATGCGACCATTCGAGTGAGGTTCACGGCATGAGTCTATTTGACATTTTCAAACGACAGCAGCCGAAGCCCTCTCGCAAGCGATCATTTGAGGCAGCGAATACGGGTCGGCTTTTCTCCGACTGGCTGACGCAGACAAAATCCGCTGACAGCGATATTCGCTATGCGCTTAAAGCGATGCGAGCGCGTTCGCGTGATCTGTGTCAGAACAATGATTACACCCGTCGGTATTTGAACCTCGTATCGACGAACGTAGTCGGACCGAAAGGAATCACGCTGCAAGTTCGTGCGCGAGAACCGAACGGCGCTCTTGATCAGGTCGCTAATCAACAGTTAGAGGCGGCGTTTGCGGCATGGGGTCAGCCCGGAGTCTGCACGGTAGACGGCAAACTGTCGTGGGTTGACGCTCAACGAGTATTCATCGAGAGCGTTGCGCGTGACGGTGAAGCCTTTGTTCTCTTTGTTGAGGATAACGCTAACCCCTTCCGCTTTCGGCTCCAGTTCATTGACCCCGACTTTATCGACCAAGACAAGAACGAGATGCTCGCCAACGGAAACCAAATCCGTATGGGCATCGAGGTAGATTCAACGGGTCGTGCTATTGCCTACCATGTGCGCGTAAAAGACCCGAACGATTACCAAGTCGGCGCATCGGACATGAAAACGGTTCGGATCACTGCCGACCGCATGATTCATGCCTTCCGAGTGGATCGCATAGGGCAGACTCGCGGAACGCCGTGGACGGCTACGGCTATGACGCGCCTAAAGATGCTCGGCGGCTATGAAGAAGCCGAACTCGTAGCGGCTCGCGTCTCTGCCTCGAAGATGGGCTTTTTTGTCTCCGAGTCAGGCGACGAGTATCAGGGCGACGGCAACAATCCCGATGGCTCCTTGAGCATGGACGTGCAGCCGGGACAGTTTGCCCAACTCCCTGCCGGAGTAGATTTTAAAGCATACGATCCACAGCATCCCTCGACGGCTTTTAGGGACTTCGAGAAGGCAATGCTGCGTGGTATAGCCTCTGGCCTTGGCGTGTCTTATACGTCATTAGCGAACGATTTAGAGGCTGTCTCGTATTCATCCATTCGTCAGGGCTTGCTTGAAGAACGCGACCACTGGCGTTTGGTGCAGGGGTGGGTGGTCGAGCATTTCTGCCAGCCCGTCTATCTGCGATGGTTGCGCCAAACTCTCGATTCGGGCGTGGTCAACCTTCCGGCGAACAAATACTTTAAGTTTTCCGCTACCCAGTGGGTTCCCCGAGGATGGCAGTGGGTTGATCCCCGTAACGAAGCCGAGGCGCAGATTGTCGCTATCAACAACGGATTGATGACTCGCACGCAAGCCCTCGCTGAACGAGGCCTCGACATTGAGGACGTGATGCGCGAGCGACAAGCCGAAGAAGAAATCATCGCGCAGTTTGGCGTGACCCTGCCGGGTGGCACTTCCCCAATCGCACCGGAGATCAGCAATGGCGGCTAAATACGACATCGTTTGCGATCAGGGCGCGACCTTCAGCCGTATTTTCACTTGGCAGGATGACGCTGCAAATCCGGTAAACCTGACGGGCTACACGGCTCGTATGCAAGTGCGTGACGAAGCGGATTCCTCAACGGCTGCTCTCTCGCTGACTACCGAAAACAGCCGCATTACCCTCGGCGGTACTGCCGGAACGATCACGCTGCTCGTATCTGCTACGGATACAGCGGCGGTGGTTGCGGGTGAATACGTCTATGACCTAGAGATCGTCTCTGGTGCAGGTACGGTGACGCGCCTAATTCAAGGCTGCTTCACGGTCGATGCGGAGGTCACGCGATGAGCGAGCGTCTAGTCGTTGACGAAACTCTGCAAACAATCGTTGTTGAAGAAACTAACAACGAAATCATCGTTCGCGGTGGATGGCCTGACGGTGCAAAGAAAGGCGCGAACAGCGACATCACCTCGTTGTCAGGTATTACAGGCGGAATTGCTACTCCTGACTATATTAATTTTGACACCACAGCATCAGCGGCCAATGCTGTTGGAAGAGTTAGATGGGATTCTACGAACGGGAGTTTGCAACTCGGCTTGACTGGCGGAAATGCAATCTCTGTTCTTGGGCAGACCATTCACGCATACGTCAGAAGCGCAGACTCTGTAACTATCAACAAAGGTCAGCCTGTCTATCTTTATCAGGCAACCGGAAATCGTGCGAGCGTTAAGTTAGCCGCGAATATCGGAGACCCAACATCTGCGACAACCTTTGGCCTTGCTGCTGAAACTATTGCCCCTAATCAGGCGGGTTTCATCATCTGTCAGGGCGTACTCGATGGGCTCAACACTGGCGCTTATAACGAAGGCGATATTCTGTATCTCGGCGCAACTGCCGGAACGCTTACGTCAACAAAGCCCAAAGCCCCTAATCACATGGTCTATGTTGGCGTCGTCGAGCGAGCCAACAACGGCAACGGTCAAATCTATGTGCGTATTCAGAACGGATACGAACTAGAAGAAATTCACGATGTGCAGATTAACTCTCCGGCAAACGGTCAGTTGATCATCTATGACGCTACAACTAGCCTCTGGAAAAATGCCAACATCACAGCCGGAGCCGGAATCTCAATTTCTAACGGTGCAGGGTCTATCACGATTTCTGCTCCGCAGGTCGGAACGGTCACAAGCATAGCGACCGGAACTGGCTTAACTGGTGGACCGATCACCTCGACCGGAACGATCAGCCTTGCTAATACCGCAGTCAGCGCAGGGTCATATGGCTCTGCAAGCGCGGTTCCGACTTATACCGTTGACGCACAAGGTCGCCTAACTGCCGCAAGCAATACGGCGATTAGCATCGCTAATACCGCAGTCTCTGGGCTCGGCACGATGTCCACACAGAACGCAAACTCGGTCAGCATCACCGGAGGCTCTGTCTCTGGGATTACTGATCTTGCTGTGGCTGACGGCGGTACAGGCGCAAGCGATGCCACTACTGCCAGAACGAATCTCGGCGCGGTAGGTACTGGCCTGACCATCTCGGCGGGTACTGGTCTCTCGGGTGGTGGCGACCTCTCGACTAACCGAACGATCTCGCTCGCTAATACCGCTGTGACGGCGGCCTCGTATGGCTCTGCCTCGCAGGTTCCGACCTTCACGGTAGACGCGCAAGGACGTTTAACGGCTGCGAGCAATACGAACATCGCTATTGCCAATACCGCTGTTAGCGGGCTTGGCACGATGTCTACCCAGAACGCGAACAACGTCTCGATCTCGGGCGGTAGTGTTACAGGCATCACCGACCTTGCCGTCGCCGATGGCGGTACGGGAGCCAGTAACGCAGCGGGTGCTAGAACCAACCTGCTGCCGTCCTATACGAGCAACGCAGGGAAGGTTCTTGCCGTCAATGTCGGCAGTACAGATGTTGAGTGGATTTCGGCAGGTGGCGTCGGCACGGTTACGAGCATCACAGCCGGAACGGGTTTGAGCGGCGGCACGATTACATCAACCGGAACGATTGCCCTTGCCAACACGGCTGTCTCGGCAGGTTCGTATGGCTCGGCAAGTGCCGTGGCTACCTTCACGGTGGACGCGCAAGGGCGACTCACTGCCGCATCGAATACCAATATCGCAATCGCTAACACGGCGGTTTCTGGCCTTGGCACGATGTCCACGCAAAACGCCAACGCTGTTGCGATTACCGGAGGCGACATCGGCGCGGTGAGTTATCAACCTGCCGCTAGTGCGACTCCTGCTGACAATGGCGATATGGTTTTTGAATTGACCGATAACAGCACGCTAACGATCAAAGTCAAAGGCAGCGACGGCACGGTTCGTGTAGTTGCATTGACATTGACAACGAGCGCAGAATCGTTCTTGAGGCTCGAATAATGGCAGTCGATCTAAAGCCGACAGAAGCGATGGCAGAGGAAGCCGAGCGCGGACTTGCTTGGCGAGAGGAATTCGGGCGCGGCGGCACAGAGGTTGGTGTTGCTCGGGCGCGAGACCTAAAGAATCGGGTGAATCTCTCGCCCGAAACAGTCCGAAGGATGGTGAGTTACTTTGCACGACATGAAGTTGATAAAGAAGCCCAAGGTTTCTCGCCCGGCGAAGAAGGCTATCCGAGTGCGGGACGCATCGCGTGGGCACTCTGGGGCGGTGATCCCGGAAAATCCTGGGCTAATCGAAAGAGCGAAGAATTGGATCGCGAAAGTGAGGGACGAACTATGGACAAGGTAGAAGAACGACACATCGTTGCCGTCGTTGAGGACGAGGCCACCGTCACGGTGACTTTTGCCAAGTCCGAGTTCGACATGGACGAATCCGAAGAAGCCGATGAGGTCATCGAGGAATTCGAAGAACTTGCGGAAGAAAACGACGACGAAGGCGAGGAAGTCTTTGCAGAAGGCGAACGCCCTCTAGACCCGAGCGGCAAAGAGCCGTGGGAAGAAGGCTATAACCTCGCTCGCAAAGGTCCGACCGAGCGTGTATTCCGTTCGGCAGTCTTTGAGCGTCAGACGATTATGGAAGATCAGCGTCGTGCGACGTTGGCCTTCTCTAGCGAAATGAGCGTTGATCGCGGTTGGGGCATCGAGATTCTCGATCACTCGCCGGGATCAATCGACATGGAGTTTATTGGCAGCGGTCGTGCGCCGCTGTTGGTAGATCACGAAATGGCCGATCAGGTCGGAGTAGTGGAGCAGATCAGCCTCGGATCGGATCGCGTAGCACGCGCCGTCGTTCGCTTTGGGAAAAGCAAACGAGCCGAGGAAATCTGGCAGGACGTAAAAGATGGCATACGCTCGAACGTATCCGTCGGCTATGTCATCAACGAGATGGTGTCAGACGGGAAGCAAGGAGATCGGGAGATTTTCCGCGCAACTCGTTGGATGCCGCTTGAGATCAGCATTGTTAGTATCCCCGCAGATACAAGCGTCGGCGTAGGTCGTGCGCTTGAGGTAGCGGAACCCAAAATTATTGTTAAGGAGACACCAAAAATGTCAGACGATGTAAGTGTGAAGGCGGAGCGCGAGCGCGTTTCTGCTATTTTGGAATTGGCCTCGCGTCACAATCAGCGCGAGTTTGGCGAGTCGGCTATCCGTGACGGTGCGAGCATTGAGCAGTTCCGTGGCGCGTTGCTCGACAAGGTTTCCTCCAAGCCGCTGAACGTCGATCACGAGATCGGCTTGACGGAGAAGGAAATCCGCTCGTTCTCGTTCGTGAAGGCAATGCGTGCCCTTGCGAACCCGCAAGATCGCCGCGCACAGGATGAGGCTGCTTTCGAGTTCGCCGCTTCCGAAGCCGCTGCGAAGAAAGAGGGTCGCACCTCGCGTGGTTTGATGGTTCCGGTTGATGTGCTTTACAAGCGCGACATCACG